GATGGTCTTTGACCTCGTTCCAGTCCTTGGCGTCTGCGGTCAGCGACTTTCCGCCGTCAATGACGGGGCCGCCCGGGATGCCGAAGCCGCCCGGACGATTGTTGGTAATGGTAACCTTGCTCATGTCGCTTCTCCTTAAATACCGTCGAGGTAGCGAGCGGCGCCCGGTCGACGCCATTCGACGCCACCGAAGCGGAAGATGCCCGGCACTTCGTATTTCAGAAGGCGCTGTTCAGCCTGAAGCCAGCGGAGGGGCATCGGGATATGAACCTTCACGACATCCGGCGTGCGGCGATAGGCGACCATGCGCTGCGTGCTGCCTGCGCCAGCCGTTTCCAGGCCGAAGACGGCGCGGATTTTGAGCGGCTGACCGGTGCGGATGGTATAGATATTCACGCGCTGGATATGCTCCAGAATCGTGGTCGTCTGCGTGTTGTCGAGGCGGCGGGTCGCGATGTAGGCATAGCGATCCTGGCTCAGCAGAAGCGTGTCAGCCTGTTCGATGCCGTTCGAGGCGGTAAAGACCACGCTCAGCACATCGTTGATGTCCTTCACGATCTCGTCGACAGTCTTCGTGGGCCACGTCGCCGTGCCGCCCGCGCCGTTAGGCGCCGTCAGCGCGGTAACGGAGGTCGAGTTCAGCAGGCCGGTGAGGCCGAGCTTGGACCGACCGAGGAAGCAGAGATTATCGACGAACTGCTCGTACTTGCGGCGGGCAGCATCAGCGCGGGTATTGTCCAGGCGAATGCCGTATGCCTGAGCATGGGCAAGCTCCTGAAGATTGTACCGGTAACCGATACCAGCCATGTAGACACGGCTGTCGCCCTTATCGAGCTTGAAATCGACGAACGGAATGTCGTCGCCGTCCGCAGCGAATTCTCGTGCCTGGCCGACGTCATCGCCCATGGAGAAGAAGTCGATGTTGGTTGTCCATTCCGGCGCGGAGTTGTCTACCGGCACCAGTTCCCGATACTGAAAATCGGGGTACTGACGAGCGTAGATGCCCGGCTCGATATAGTTCTGCGCGGTGCGAAGAAAGTTAAGCGCCAGGGCCGGCGCATCCATGGTGAACATGCTTGTTCTCCTTACTTGGTTACGCCAAGGCGGAGACGTGCGAGCTGGTTATTACCGCTCGTGACGCTGGCCCACTCGGCATTTTCGATAAGCTGGTTTGCCGACGAATTCGACACGTTGGTGAATGTGCCGGTCGGGGTCATGTAAACGGGGTCGCCCTGTGCGACCGCGACAAGCGCGGTGACCCAGATAGAGCCCGTCTTCATCAGGCTGATCTGGTCAAGCGGCTTGTAAACCTCGCCGTTGGCAAACGGCAGGGTGCGGTCGACCACGGCAACGCCGGCAAACTTGCCGATTGCCGCCGGGAGTTTCACGGTATCTTCCGCAGTGTCAAAAATTACGCCGCGACCGAAGGGGATATCACCGGAGCCGGATGCGACCACCATGGAGATGACCCAATGCGGCTCAGTCGTTGCGATCATGCCCGGATAACCGGCCGGCGTGTCGCGGCTGTAGGATACGGTCGGGAAAGCCATTATGCGGTCTCCTTATTGCCCATCCAGGCGTGGCGATCATGCTGCTTCATGGCTTCGTAGGCCTTCGCAGAGTCGGTGAGGTTAGCCGGGCTGGTGACACCGTCGGCGATGACGCGGGCGAACGGATCGGCGCCGGCATTCTTCTTGGCATCCTCGACCAGGATGTCGAAGCGGGCGTCGATATAGGCTTCGGCCTTCCCGGCAATGGAGGCATCGCCAAGCTTGGCCGCGACTACAGCCTTGCGGATGGCGCCGTCGGTCAGGCCTTCGGTCTTGACGTCCTTGGCAATGAATTTGGCGACGGCGACGAGATCGGCCCGCTCCTGAACACGCTTGTCGAGATCGGCGTCGGACAGGACTTTGGCCTTCAGGGCGTCGATCTCGGCATCCTTCTTGGCGAGGTCTGTGTCCTTGGCGGCGAGTGCCGTCTGGTGCGCCTTCTCGGCGTCGGTGAGTTTGGTATTGGCATCGGCGAGCCGCGACTGCAGCGTGGCGATGACCGTGGCGCCCTGGTCGGTCACCTCGACCGGGATACCATCGACGGTTACCGTCTTCAGGGTCATTTCCTTCTCCTTTGAAGGGTTGTGGTCATTGACAGGGCTTGCGCCCCACGGAACCGCACCGTCACCGATGCGAGCTTTTGAACCGGCCCTGGCACGGTCGACGATGGCCAGGTGGTTGATCTTGATGTTCGTCTGCGTGGCATTGAACGGCTGGCCATCCGGCGTGACGCCGTCGCCCCAGACCAGCTCACATACGTAGCCGGCCGACAGTTCTCGCTTGCCGCTCTCGACAGCTTGAATGGCCGATGCGTCCTTGAGGATCAGCGGAAGATGCACCCACTCCCCATCCTTCTTGGCGGCGGTGCTGACCTCGCCGACGGCGAGCGTCTTCCAATTGTCAGCCGTAACGGCCTCGGCAGGGTGATCCATGGTCACCGGGGCATGCGTGAAGCTCTGGAGGCTGGCATCGGCGAAGACCTGATCGGCCGGGCGATAGACCCGCACCACGTCCAACTCTGGCTTGCCGACCTCATCGCCCGAATAAAGCTGAATGCCAGTTCGCACCGACCGGGCTTCGGCAATGAGGTATCCATCGGCCGTCCGGCGCGTGCCGGACACCGCTACAGCGTCGGTGAAATTCATTGAATGCCCTCACATGGCTATGGACGCAGCATCGGCAAATACGCAATAATCTTCCCCAATTTCGGAGAAAACGATGGCTTTAATTCCCTTCACCCAGCACGATGGTTCAGAAATATTCATCAGCACTGAGCATGTTATCTATGTGAAGCAATACACTGAAACCGTGTGGGTCGGCCTGAGCGTCCCGTCTAGCAACGGTCACCCGTACGTAATCTATCTTCAGGGTAGCGCCGATGAGATTCGTAAGAAGATAAACTCTCACAGCTCTTAGTATCAAACCTGCAATTCTTCAGAAGGCTTAGCGGCTTCCTGCGCGGCTGCTGCGGCGGCAAGCTCTTCCTCAGACGGCTCCTGCTCGCTCAGCTTGCCGTAGTCCTCGATCGCCGCGTCCAGCCCAGGCAACACACCGTCCTCGACAAGACGATTGACGAGTGCGTCCGAGACAGCCTCGCGTGGGATGATCTCCTGCCCCGTCCCCGTACCTACCAACTGGCGAGCAGCGTCGGCCGTGGTCTTAAAGATATCGGCCCGCTCCTTCTCGCTCATCTGCTCCAGAGGCGACCAGCGATAATGGGCGTCGGGATCGCGGACGTCAGCAGAACGCTTCAGACACTCGTCGAGCCGAACCATCGCCGGCTGAAGCTCAAGCTCCTGCATCGACTGGATCCGGTCATGGTAATTCTTCATGTCCGACGTGCCAGTCGAATTCATGCCGGCCGGCGATTGGCCCAAAAGGCGCGTAACCGGAATGTCAGCAGCGCCGGCGACGATCTGCAGGAACGACATGAGCACGTCGGGGAGACCTGACAGGTTCGCCGTCTTGCTCTCGTATTCCTCTTCCTTGTCAAGGATGAGTGTGCCGTTGATGCCCTTGGCAGTGTTCGCCAAGGTGTAGCGCTCCAGAAGCTTGGCGCGATACTGCGGGTTGTCGAGCGATGCCATGAATTCAGGCACGCGGATGATATCGATCTTCGCCTCGAAAATGAGCGAGGCGATGTTTGCTGCCGTGCTGTCAGCGTTCTTGATTGCATCAAGCGTCGACTGAAGGATGCTGTCACCCCAGCCCTGCCACGGGTTCCCAGTTATCTCGTCATCGGCCGGCATGGCACCTGTGAAGATAACCAGTCGCGACGGGTGAATATCGAGCCGCAAGCCATTCTCGCCGGCCAGGGTGTAGACCTTCGGCTTGCCGTAGAATTCGGATTCCGGGTTGCGATCGATCTCGCCGGCCGAAAGCTGACGGCGGGTGATCACATTGAGGTATCGGACCCCGCCTTTTTTTACCCGCTCCATATCAAGCGGCTGTGAGACATCCGGGTCGCCGGCTCCGATGTAAAGCGCAGCGCCACCGAAAAGCCGGGCCTTCTTCGAAGCCTCCAGCACCTTACCCTTGATGTTCAGACGCTTCTCTTCGTTCTCAATTGCCTCGATCTGCGGCTTCTTTGCCTGCCAATCGCGCCATTTTCGGCAACTGTCGAGCGCGGGGATATCAACGATCTTCCGTGGCAGCCACGCCGTGCTGTAAGCGGAAATCAGCTGCTCATCGGAAAGGACCGCGTTCGTATAGAAGACGGTCGCGGCCTTGTCTCGTTCGGTGCCCATACGGGAAACGAGGCTGGTCAAGCTGTCGCGGACCAGCGAAATGACGTTTGCCATATGAACCTCAGATATTTGCGAGTGTGAATGTCGAGCCGGTGATGTTGACATTGTCCGCGGCGATCACCGCATCAGCGAGGTTATGCGACTTTACGCCCAGGTCTTTCTTGAGCTTCGCCTTCGGCACGACGCGCTTCTTGCCGTCGCTCTCGACCCACCAAGGGACGCACAGCTCAGTGAAGAGAGCGTCGAGCTTTTCCTTGCCCATCGCAGCCGAGAACGACAGAACATCCTCAGGCTTGATCGCATGGCCTCGGGTGATCGCGTTGAACGTCAGCATGGCGCGGCGCGCGGTATTGGCCCATGCCTGTGCCTTGAGGTTTCGGTACTCGTCCTTGTTGAGCGGGCTGTTCTTGTTCAGCACGTCGCTTGGCTTGTCAGGATCCATGACCGCGCCGCCGGCATGAAAGGCGTAGTGCTTGACCTTCACGTCGTTCGCTTTGTTCTGCTCGTCGATGTAACCGCCAACGAAAGCGCCGACGCCGATCGTGTCGTACGACACCGTCGCGCCGGCGAGTTTGGCCTTGGCCCACACCTTCTTCGCGTTCTGGACTAGCTCATCCTTTCCGGACGACCAGTCGGAAGCATCGGTGAAAACGCCGCCGATCTTGTCCGCCGTCGCGCTCTTGTCCTCGCCGTCGTCGGCAGGGTCGAAGCCGATGATGTTCCGGCCGGTCAGTTCGATCTTGAGCGTCTTGTCCGCATCGACACAGGCGTCCAGCCAACGGCGCTTGAAGATCGAAAGCTCGCTGTCGCCAAGAGGGACGCCGCCGTAGATGTGCTCGAAAAGCTCGGGGTCGCGCTCCGCCATGCTGGCGATGTCGCGCTTGGCTTTCTCGGAAAGAAACGGGTTCTCCGTATAGTCGATCTTGTGAACAACGCAGTGCGGCGGCGTGTTGACGACGAAGTTCTTCCACACATAATCGGTGACGAACTTCGGGTTGAACAGCAGGATCGCGAGACTGTCCTCTTTACGGATCGTCGGCGCGATGACTGACCACTGCTCCTCGGTTAGCTTCTCCGCCTCTTCCACCCAGAGAATGTCGATGTCGGACGTACCCTTGATGTCCTCAAGGTTTCGCTCGATGCCGTAGAAGATAAATTCCGCGCCGGTACGGCGATGGATGATCGTCGTCTTCTGGACGTCGAATGCATGCTGCAGGCCGAGGTGGGTGATGGCCCACTTCAATTCGGTATAGACCGATTCCTGAATTCTGTTCTGGAAGCGGCGGATGCACAGAAGGCGCATTCGAACGCCGACGTGATCGACCAACCGCACCAACTGGCAAGCCGTGTCGCGTGTCTTCGAGCTGGACCGGCCGCCATGAAGAACCGCGATGTCAGCCGCGCCGCAAAAGACCTTCTCCCAGAAATCGAATAGCGCCGGGTTTGTAAGCGTCGCGGCTGCGATCAGTCCTTCGTCTCTTGCCGCAGCACCTCGCGCCATGTCCTCGTCTCTGTCTGGATTGGTCCGCCGTCGGGGCCGGAGTGCTCGTGCTTCTCGACGAACATGCCAAGGTGCTTGCCGATATCGACCAGCGCACCCTTCTTGTCGTGAAGCTTCAGCTTGATGCCGCCGGTCGAATTCTGGCTGACCTCTGCAATGGCGCCGGCCGTGTCGTCGTCGATCTCGTCGCTCGAAATGAGCTGCACGTTGTTGGTGACGACATTCTTGATCACCAGGACATCGCCGCCATCAGGGTTATCCTCTTCCGTCACCATCGTCCCGGTCCACTTGATGGCCTTGCGGATGTCGGAGAAGCCGATCTTGGCAAGCTCTGCCAGAACGCGTTCCTTGGTGATGGCAAGCTTCTCTATGGCCTTTTCGGTGGCCTTGCGTTCCACCGTTTGCTCCCATTCCAGAAGCTCAGCAACACGCTGTACGATGTTGTCTTTGTGCTGTAAGCGCGACGCATTCCCACGGTCAGGTTTGAACCCTGCGGCGGCATATGCGTCATCTGCTGTTTTTCCTTGTGCCAGCGCTTGAGCAAAGCGCTCATGGCGTGCATTCTTGAGTGCTGGCATCAATCAGACCTTGGAGGGAAAATGGAAGAGATACGGAAGCGCTATGAGCGAATTGAACAGATCAACTCAGAGATCGTTGCTCTTAAGCCTGAATTCTTGGCCTCCACTCGCGCCGATATTGCGATCTGGGCTGACAAATTGGCCCCGCTTTTCGAAGAACACCATAGGCTAAAGACCGAGATTGACGCGCTGTTGGCTTCCAACGGCTGAGTGGCTAATAGCTCTCTCCGCTGGAATGGGGCGCTAGGCGGCGATCAGACCACCACGACGAACAAGGTCGATATTGCGGGCGGCCTTACGGGCACGCTTGGCCCTTGCTGCCTCGATGCGGGCGTTTGCTGCGGATCGTTCAGCAACGGTCGGCTTGCGCTTCGCCGGCGGGATAAACGGCACCGAGAGATCGACCTGCCCACGGCGCACCGGCTGCGGGGCAGCACGAGACAGACCGAACGATGCAAAGGTGCTCAACGCGGCTGCGGCAGCAGCAACG